ATTGATAGGGCCAACACAAACAATACCATTTTCATAATCCACAGTTCCAACTAAATCGTTAAGAACCACTTCTTTCTCATTTCTGTTGGTGACCATCATCAGGTTACCAAGACCATCATCTCTGATATTCACAGGAACAAGAGTTGCTGTTTGGGCAATCTGGGAGTTTGCAACAACTTCTTCCAGATTAGTATTACCACCAGCAACTGGGTTGCTAACGGTAGTGCCAGTAATAAGAGATCCTGCTGCTTCACCAGCACCAATCAGGTCAGCAACCTCTTCGGTATATCCAGTAGCATAGAATGTTCCACTCTTAACAGCAGAGAACTTGGGTTTACAAGAACCACCATCGCCACCACCTGGATTGCCATCACCACCTCTATAATTAGGATCGGGTTGACATGTGCCATTCACACAGATCTGACCTTCTGGACAATCAGCAGTAGTAGAGCATGGAGTGCCACCATTCGGATCATCTTGACATGTGCCATTGATACAGATTTGACCAGCAGGACAATCAGCAGTGGTTGAACATGGAATACCCCCACCAGACCCACCAGGATCGCCTCCACTGCCACCGTAATCGTTCGGGTTAGTGATTGGGTTGTTGAAGTCTAAACACTGTGAGAATTGATTTCCAAAGGTGAACTGATCAAGGTTCTGACCCATGGTCATTTGGGTTGTAGTACCACTGATAGCAGAATCGGAAGAGTCCACCATAGCGTTGAACTTTGATGGTTCTAGACGACCAGAGAATCTACTATCACGCTCCTGAGCGTTAAATCTATCGACAGACCTCAGTACCTGAGCAGCCAGTTCATTAGATGACCTAGATGTATTGTTGCCGTTGTAGGCAAGATGAATAGTAGGTGATATGTAGAAGATTCTTGGATCAACGATCTCAGGTTGGATCGATGCCATAGAGTAATCAAGTAACTGGTTCTTGATCCTCTTCTTAGTAGTGTTGTTAAGGTTAACACCACTCTTTGTTCTTACAGCAACGTAAACTTTGCCATATTGTGGTGGATTTAGTTTCTCACCACCGTATGCAGTCACTGATGCTGCCTGTGGATACAGTTCAGACACCAAATATGCGTAGTCACCTTCGGTAACTGCTCTATTCTGTACTGAGAATGACTTCGGAGCGCGATATTTGACTGTTAATGCAGTTTCCCGTGCCTGACCATCCGCAGATGTCTCAATAGTTGTCAGTTCAATCGCCTGAGGAAGGATTGGACGACCCACAGAGTCCGCTGCACGCCCAATAAACCCAAATTTCTTCGCACCATTCGCTTGTTCACCGTCAGTATCAAGATATTGTACGGTGATGTACTCATTATCGATCAATTTACGACCAAGTACACCATCACCAAAGGTAATTTTGAATCTAAGGTCCTCAGTTTCCTCTAAGAAGTAATTTCTTGACGTTGATTCAAGTGAAGTTACGTTATTTGCCAGAGAATATTCATCAACTTCCACAGATTGCTCGTTTGGACGAACAAAAACCTTCATTCTCTCCGTATCTACGTCTTCTGATGGGATAACATACTCCGCTTTCCTTGTATCATCAACAGTAAAACTGTATGTAAGCAGATTTCCTTGATATACCAGCATCTTGTTGAAGGTTGCCAGACCAGTAGACTGATCAACGCTCGCTTCTACGTCAGAAAGTAAAGAAAATATGTAAGAATCGCCATCAACCTTGGCAACAAATGCATCACCTTTCTTAATTGTTACAGATGATGGGAAAGATTGGTCACCAGGGAGCAAAGTTGCTGCTGTTGTCATCCCAATACACGCTCTTGATCCTTTTTTAGACCTAGGAGTGTAACCAATTTGCTTTGCAATCCGAACAATGTTATCTCTAACAGTCGCAGATTCCAAAAATGCCTCGTTCATCGACATGTTTGCCGTAAACGAAGCGTAATAAGTGTTATATGCTAAAATATCAATGAGATATGAAGACGCAGAACCCTCAAAATCATAATCTGTGAACTCTTTTCTTGTTCTCAGGTACGATCTGATAGATTCTTTGATCTCAAAGAAGTCTAGTGACGTTAATTCTGATGGTAGTGCTGCCATTTTAGGTGCGTTCTAATAGAAATTCGATAGTTTGAACAAGTTCTTCACCAACGATGCGATACTCTATGCTCACATCAAGAGCATCTTCACTTTCTGAGAGAATCACATCCACTGATTCGACTGTCACACGAGGTTCCAGTCTCTCAATGGTATTTCTAATTTCGTCTTTCAGGTCTTCTGCTGAGAAAACGTCGAACGGTTCAAACAAAAGACCTGTAACGCGGGACCCAATCTCCATTTGAAAGGGTCTCTCTCCAAATTGTGTCATGATAAGATTCCGAACTGACTGCTTAATAGCATTTTCATTCGTAACTGACCCAAAATCTTCCGTATTCGGATTCATATTGAAGGATACAGAGAAATCTTTGTACCCTCGGGACAGGAATTGTTCAGATCGGAACCGATAACGTGCCAATTTTCTGATTTATATCAGTGTTCTTGTTTATTTATAGGTTCAACGGGAGGATTATATTTCAAAAACTCCCTAAATGTCATTTTCATCTCCCGTTCTGTCATTCCACAATGTTTGGCAGCGTGTGGAAGGTTCATTGTGGCACGATACAGTGCCACATTTGATTCCTTGACGAGTTCAGGAGTGGTGACTACCTTACCTTCCTTGACCTCTGTACCTCTTTTGCTTACCATTTCGTGATGTTGCGCTAAGTTTAGTGTTTTGTGATGCTCCCTGACGGGTTGTTTTAGGTTGTGATGGAATAAAGTTACCACCAGCAAGTCCTGTCGTTGATCTCTTTGCCATTATGCTCCTATGGGGACCCTAAGATGATAGCACATTTGGTGATCCATACGCAACCACACTGTTACAGGGATATGACCACCCCATCCAACCAGGTGTTCCAACGCCAAGTGGATCCAAAACACGAGCAACTGGTAGTTTTGCAGAAAATACAGTCAGTGTTGATGTGAAAGCGAATCGAACATGACCAATTCCAGCGTTATCTTCGATCGTTAAGAGTGAACATGGGATAGGAGTAGGTACAGGACACAATCCTTTGGCACATGGACACATGTAAATGATGATATTTGTGCAAGTTGAGATGTGTGGTGTGAATACATCACCAAAAGTCATGCAAGGAAGACCGTTGATGAGCACAGTTGCCTTGATAGCACTCAGTGGATTGATTGGAATTAGAGGAGTAGGGGGCCACCAACATGTCCATTCCTTAATAACGATACTGTAAGGGATTGGAGGGGTGCCACAGGGTTGCACAGAGTGGACTGTGGGCGGTATACAGATACCATGTCCTGAGTCAGGTAACCCTGTGATAGGTGCAACTGGTAGTAATAGTCCGAATGCCATGATTAACCGTTAAATAAATTGTCTGTGTCCGTAGAGAAATCTGATATCCTTGTATTTAAGTCATCCTCAAAACTGTAATCCTCATCAATGAAGTCCTTGTAAGTATCATCTTCAAATTCAACATCCCTCAAAGAACTATATTTCTTTTTAAGTAACTCTTTATCAGCAGGATCATGAGATGATGTATGTATCTTCCTGAGTGGTGCTGGTGGATTTGGTTGCACAACTTCATTCCTTTCATTAAAGACACCACCTCCACATTCATCGAAGAATGGATTACCCATATTTCTAGCAGTTTGACCAAACGTGATAGTTGATCCTGCACTCCAATTCTTAATAGTCATAGTACCAGAGAATGGTCCTAGTATCATACCAAGTTGATTCATTTGATATGGGTCAATAGAGATTGATAAGTCATTCACATATTCTAGTGCAAACTCATTTGCTGCTGGTGTGTTAGCATTGCCACTACCATATAGAAGGAGATACAAGTAGAAGACAGAGTATAGACATGTGACACCAGCACCGAATCCTTGATAGACACCTACTGACCCATCACCTCTCTGTTCCCAGAAAGTTTGACCAGGTGTTTTTCCTTGTGTTTGATTATTACCTGTTCCCTGAGGCCAATAGGAACCATAGACATCTAAGACACCATTAGGGTTTCCATTGCCGCTAGAACGCCTTACATAGGTGTCCCAGCACTCTTCTGCTGGCATACCATTTTGCAGTCGTTTGATGGATGCTGTGTAGTACACATTACTATTGTTAGTTTGACCAGCAGCAGCAAGAACCTGAGATGTACTTGTAGATGTCGATCCATCTTCATTTGTTGTAGTAGTGGTTACAGTGTTGAATCTATCAGGAGTAGTATATGTTAATGATCGAGTTCGATATGATTCGATGTTCTCTCCTAACCATACAGATAACTGTGTTAGTTCTGAGTAGTCCGCATGTTGCCAGTCATACGTATTCTCATCCAAACCAATAGGAACAAATACCACATCATTACCACCAGAAGGATCCCAGTAGCATCTACCTTCAACGGAACCAGTAATACCAGATCCTGCACCAACCATCGACCCAGTGATGTTACGAGTACACTTCCAGCAATTCTTATTATCTACTCCACCACTAGTTACAGGACGTGGTTTAGTAACTGCTGGTTGATCAAGTTTATGCATCCATGCCATGAAGTTCTCACCATCAGGTCCAATGGTTTTACCACGAGTAGACAGAGTTACTTTGAAAGCACCATTGTCACCCTTGGATGCACAATACTTATAAACAATGAAACCAAATGCTTTACCAGTTTCCTCATCAAGATATGGGCAAGGTAGATCCTTGAACCTAGTTACATTGTAGAACTTAGGTTGTGGAATAACAATACACTCCTGACCATTGTTCCATCCATAGAAGTCACTGAGTTTATCCATCTCACCATCTGCTGCCTTCGCTGCCATCGTTGCATCAGAGTAAGTAGTCTGATACATCTGAGCAAATGCTGTACTGTTCTTAATCAGAAACTCAAAGTCACCTTCATTAGGTATTGCAGCAGTTGCTAACCTAGGCACAGTGATCTTAACGCACTCCTTAGGAATGCCTTGACATAATGCAGTTTTCTCTGTTTCATCAACCTCACCAATTTTAATATAACCAGTTGGGTACGTAGCATTGAAACCATTCATCATGGTCTGCATACTCTTCAACGTACCATCATCCAAGACACCAAGTTGACTAGTATTCAAGTCACTCTTTTCTGCAACTGCTTCTTTCAGTGATTTGGATTTTATGTCACTCGAACGGAATCGACCAGTCTTAGGATCGATATCTGAGTTTCTTATAGTCTCCGCTCTCTTCTCAGGTGCGACAGTTTCCCTGAATGCTTTCTGCCCCTTCTTGGTATTGGGACCTCGCATCTTATACTCTTCTTCCTCAACCTCTGCCACAAAGATTCTAGGAGGATTGTCTGGATCAGGATCATAACCTGCACCACGATCTAAAATCGTAATCTCTCGAATAGCACCATTAGCATCAAGTCTACTAATTTCAATCTTAGCAGGTTTCATCCTCCGACGCCTACGATCCTCACTACTAGTTGTCTTTAACTTCTTATCACGAATTGATACTGCTTTGAGAACGGTTTGTTTCTCATCCTCATCCATACCCTCAATCTTCACATCGGAGTTAGATGAATAGGGATAATCATTCTCCCTCTTCTGCATTCTCTTATCACTGTCACGATTGATACCGTTGACAGTTTTCTTACTGATACGTTTTAGATTATAATCATAGTCTTCACCATCATAGTTCTCGATATGATCTTCTGGGATTCTAAATTTAGTATTTTCAAACTTAAATTGTTGTGTGACTTCCCTAGTTAAGTCCATCGCACCATACTCATTCAAGATCAAAGGATCCTGAATTACGACCGATGGATTCTTATATCCAAACCCTGCATTTTCAATAATAATAGATGAGATGCGCCCGTCCTTACTCACCTTTGCAGATAATTCTGCTTGATCTAAGGTCTTACTATGGATCAGTGCATCGCGGTCAATTTCTACTTTGTAGTAACTTAGTTTCTTGGGGAACTCATACACACCAAAGAATGCTGCACGATCACCAACACCATATCCAGCAATCACTTCGATGTTAGCAGGGTCTCTACCATTGGGTGTAAAGATCTGCCCCTCAGTAAATACATCGCCATCACCAATCAACTCCATATAACCACAACGGAGTTTGTTACCAAAGTAAGCGTGTTCACCAATCTCCCATCCATTGATAGTATCGCCTTCTGCAAATCTATCAACA